GGGGTTTTGTGAGTCTTCCGACCAGGGGCACCGGTGACTCGGCGGGACGTCGGCAGTTGGCGACCGTCGTCGCCTGCCAGATAGCTGCAATTGCAGCGCACGCGTCACGTTAACGCGGCCTCGGGTCCGTGCGTAGGATGCAAACTGTAATCAACAGTCCCTGCGGTGACAGCGGCTATTAGAACATAGCCGCCAATGCTGAAATGATTTCGCCAGCGACAGGAGCAGCTTCAGCAAAGAAGTTGGTGATGTCGTTGACTGTATCGGCAACGTGCATTGCAGTGTCAGCGACTGCACTGGCTCCGGCCTTGACCTTGGCGGTCAAGTCTTCATCGTTCGATGAAAAGACCTGTCCATCCTGAGCGGCTTCAACGCGCATATGCATGCCCACACCCGCGCGCGCTGCGCGCAGGATTGTGTGTGAGGCTGCAATTTGGCGCGGTATGCCGCTAGCGGACTGCCATGAGCGAGTGTAGTCGATTGCTGCAAAGTTCATGCGAAACGTCGCGTAACCAAAGGTTGAACCTGGCGTCACTCCGTCGAACAACATGACAATGTAATTGTCCATGTCATGACAGCTGGAGAGTTGAAACTGCTCTAGCTGGTCTTGGAGGTTCTTCGCCATGTCTTGGCACTGTACGAGCGTCGTCGCCGACGAGGCATCTTGAATCAGGTATCCGGTCAACGTGGTGTTCTGCGCCTCTACCGGGATGTTCGCTCCGGCTGCGCTTTGTGTCTCGTTGACCCATGGATTGAGCGTGCAAGTTCGGTCCCAGAAGGCTCGAAAGACCTCCGGATCCGTGCTGCATGTAGGAGGCATCAACCAGAAGTTGTTGTTCCCACCGTCGAAGTAAGTATCAGCGATCGCGTCCATTGCGTAACCACGTAGGAACGGGTTGTAACGCGTCGGCCGCAACTCAGTGCAAACATCCGGCGTCGTCGGTGCCCACGCTTCCGAGAACGAAATGTTCTTGGTGAGAGAAATCTCACGCGTGTCGACGAGCTTGCTCAGATT